GCTGTAGTTCAACTTGCATCAAATCTTTCTGAAATTGGAGGAAAATCAGTAGAAAGAATAGATTTAATTAATGATGGAACTGGATATTTGTCTCCACCAATTGTATCAATATCCACAGCACCAACCAAAGGAATAAATGCTACTGCAGTAGCAATAATGACTCATCGTTCAGGACAAACCGGAAGTTCAATTGATAAAATATTAATTATTAACCCTGGAATTGGATATACAATTCCCCCAATAGTCACAATTAAGAGTAATAGTGGCACGGGTGGTATTGCAACTGCAATCATTGAAAGTGGTTCTTTGAGTCCGTTTACTATTACAGATGGAGGACTTAAATATTCTTCTGCTCCTGTTGTTTCGATATCTACTGCTTCAGTTGGTGTGACAAGTGCATCCGCACAAGCATTTATCAATTCTTCTGGTATTGTGACTTCAATTTGTTACATAAATGCTGGTATAGGATACACACATGCCCCTACAATAACTCTATCATCTCCTATTGGTGTTTCTACTGGTAATTATGTATTCAATGAGGTTGTGCGAGGTGTTTCTACGGGAACAACTGCTCACGTAAATAATTGGGATTATGATACAAGAATTCTTCAGGTAAAAGTAGTAAGTGGAAGTTTTGCTGTAGGAGAAACTATTGTTGGGATAGGAACATCATTCGGTGGTTCAAATGCAAGTTATAAGATAAATTCAATCAACAAACAAGATGAATTAAATGATAATGCAGATAATATTTCTATCGAGTCAGAAGCAGATATAATTTTGGATTTTAGTCAAGATAATCCTTTTGGAGATTATTAAATCTAAATAATTAATAAAAGGTATTATTATGTTAGGTCAATACTACTACCATGAAATAATTCGTAAAACAATTATTGCCTTTGGTACTTTGTTTAATAATATTGACATTAAACACAAATTACAGAATGATACAAATTATAGTATTATAAAAGTTCCTATTGTATATGGACCAGTAGAAAAGTTTTTAGCAAGATTAGAGCAAAAACCAGATTTAAGAAAAAGAGTCGCAATAACTCTTCCAAGAATGGCTTTTGAATTGAAATCTATTCAATACGATGGTAGTAGAAAAGTTTCTACTATGCAGACATTTAAAGCACTCAGCAACACAGACAATAAAATAGTAAAAAAACTTTTTATGCCCGTTCCTTATAATTTGGGAATAGAACTTTCAGTGATGTCTCAATATAATGATGACTCTTTACAAATTATAGAACAAATACTTCCATTTTTTCAACCATCGTTCAACTTAACAATCGATTTGGTATCATCAATTGGCGAAAAAAGAGATATTCCTATGATTTTAGGAAATATAAATTTTACAGATAATTATGAAAGTGGATATCAAGAGAAAAGAGTTATTATTCATACTTTAAATTTTACAGCAAAAACATTTTTATTTGGTCCAGTTCCAGATTCTACAGAAGGTCTTATCAAAAAAGTTCAAGTTGATTATTATACTAATACAATTACCAAAAATGCATCTAGACAACTTCGTTATGTTGCTGAACCAAGAGCTATTCGAGATTATAATAATGATCAAACGAATATACTTTTGCAGGATATAGATGATGAGATTACGGAATTTACGGTAAGTGATACCAGTCTACTATCAAAAAATGATTATATAATGATTGAAGATGAGGAGATGTTAATTACGTCAATTATTGAAAATGAAATTAAAGTAGTTAGGGGTAAAGATAATACTATAATAGCACCACACACAAAAAATTCTTATATTCATATTATTAATAATGCAGATGATGCTTTAATTGAACAAGATGATGACTTTGGGTTTACTGAATATCGTTATGATTATGGTGATGGAAAAACTTATAGTCCAACAAAAGGTATTGATATATGAAAAATAATTTTGACAAAATAGATGAAACCTTGAATATTAAGGCAACTATTACTGCAAAAGAAATTATTAAGAAATCAAAAAAAGAATTAAAGAGTATTAAAAATAAAGATCACTCGGAGTTGGATTATGATTATATTCGTGGAACCCTTTATAATTTAATTGAAAAAGGACAAGAAGCAGCAACAAGTTTGTTGGAACTTGCACAGGATGGACAACAACCTAGAGCGTATGAGGTATTCGGACAATTGATTAAAAGTGTTGCAGATTCTACGGATAAATTGATGGATATTCATCAAAAAGTAAAAGAACTTAAAAAAGAAGAAAAAAATGGACCAAAGAATGTCACAAATGCGCTTTTTGTTGGATCCACTGCAGAATTACAAAAACTTCTTAAGACTGGATTAAGTCCAGAAGATATTTCTAAATAATTAAAAAAATTCTTATGAAAAATTTTAAAGAATTTATAGAAGAAGCAAGTTCTACATGCAATAAAACAAAAAAAGGAAAATATTGTCCTACTCATGGGACTAAAGATTGTAATACCACAGAAGATCATGAACACTCTATGGCTCGTTCGGAATTATCTATAATTTCAAATGCCGCAAAAAGACTTCGTAAAAAAATGAAAGGTGAAGGAAATATCAAAGCTTGGGTGCAATCTAAAATCACTAAAGCAGCAGATTATATTGATACTGCTGCTGATTATGTCGATAGTCAAGAAATTGGAGAAGCTTGTTGGAAAGGTTATAAGAAAAAAGGTATGAAAAAAATGTTTGGTAAAAAATATCCAAACTGCGTAAAAGTAGAAGAAGTTGAAGTAAATAACCCAAGAATTCCAAGAAAACCTGGACAACCAGCAAGATCTAAAAAACACTCTGATTTATACACTGATGAAAACCCAAAAGGAACTATTCATGGACTTGGATTTAAAGATGTTCAAACTGCAAAAGAAAGTATTTCCAAAATAAAAAATTCTAAAAGATCTCATGCTCACAAAATGCAAGCAGCAATTGCCATGGAACAGAGAGCAAAAGCAGCTGGAAAAACATCGGAGGCAGCAATTTATAGAAAATTTATTAATTCTATGAAAGAGAAAACAAAAGAAATGAATGAAGAAGGTCTTCGTGACTGGTTTGATAAGTCCAAATCTAAAGATGTGAATATTGATGAGGCAGGTTCTCTTCATCATTGGTTTCAAGGTTCTAGTGGAATAACTAAATCTGGAAAAAGAGTAAAAGGATGGGTTCAGGCAGATGGTTCTCCATGTGCAAATGAACCTGGAGAAACAAAAACTCCAAAATGTTTTAGTAGTGCAAGACTTGCTGCATTAAGAAGAAAAGGCAAAAGAGGAGAATCTATAATTCAATCCGCTATTCGTCGTAAACGTCAAAAAGATTCGAAACAACCACAAAAGTCTGGAGCAGCAAAACCAACGAATGTTCCAACCTTTGCTAAAGGAAGAAAGAGCAAAGATTATGTAAAACCAGAACCAGGATTAAAAGAAACAATGGAAATTCAAGAGGCAAAAGATAAAAAAGGTAAAGGTAGTGGAACAAAGGATGCTTGTTATCATAAAGTAAAGTCTCGTTATAGAGTTTGGCCTTCTGCCTATGCCTCTGGCGCACTTGTAAAGTGCCGTAGAGTTGGTGCTGATAATTGGGGAAATAGTACAAAAAATGAAGAGATGAATATTGAAGAAAACTATTTACGAATACAATCTCGTGGATCTACATATACTATACTTCTTAATTGGAGAGGTAAATATATTACAACACAAATGTTTTTTCAACAATTTAATAGACCAACAAAAAGTGAAGTGACTAGAGAAATTAGAAAAGTATATCCAGATGCAATTATACTTTCATTCAATCCTACCACAAATGATCCAAATAAACCACTATTATTTACAGGAGAAACAAATGGACCCAAATCTTATCGAATTAGAAAATTTAAATAAAATATTTGAATATGAAAAATTATCAAGAGATTTAGATAATTGCGAAAATATTGAATATCTGAAAAATATATGTAAGTGTTATGTAAAATTATATTTTAAGCAACAAGAGACATTAAAAATAATTGGTTTAGATGAGTTTAAGATGTAATAAATATGAGTATAGATCAATATCTGAGCAATCCATTACTAAAAAAGGCTAATACGCCGATAGAATTTAGTAAGGAACATATTGAACAATTTATAAAATGCAAAAAAGATCCAGTATATTTTGCAAAAAACTATATAAAAATTGTTTCTCTTGATCATGGTCTTGTGCCTTTCAAGATGTATAAGTTTCAAGAAAAACTTATTAGGAACTTCCATGATAACAGATTTAACGTCTGCAAAATGCCACGACAATCTGGCAAATCTACCACTGTCGTTGCTTATTTGCTTCATTACGCAATATTTAATGATAACGTCAATATTGCGATTCTTGCTAATAAAGCGTCTACTGCTAGAGACCTTCTTGGAAGACTTCAATTAGCATACGAAAATCTTCCTAAATGGATGCAGCAAGGTGTTCTGATATGGAATAAAGGTTCATTAGAATTAGAAAATGGATCAAAAATTATAGCAGCATCTACATCAGCATCTGCCGTTCGTGGTGGGTCTTACAATATTATATTTTTGGACGAATTTGCCTTCGTTCCAAATCACATTGCTGATGAATTTTTCAGTTCTGTTTATCCAACAATATCATCCGGAAAATCAACTAAATTGATTATTGTTTCTACTCCTCACGGAATGAACCATTTTTATAAAATTTGGCACGATGCAGAAAGAGGAAAAAATCAATATATTCCAACCGAAGTTCATTGGACTGAAGTTCCAGGGAGAGATGAATTGTGGAAAAAACAAACAATTGAAAATACAAGTGAGCAACAATTTGCTGTAGAATTTTTATGTGAATTTTTGGGTTCTGTTGGAACTTTAATTAATCCAGCAAAAATAAAAACTTTAGTTTATGATGAACCAATCAAAAAAAATGCTGGTTTAGATGTATATGAAGAACCAAAAGAAGAACATACTTATATAATGACAGTAGATGTATCAAGAGGATTAAATAACGATTACTCTGCATTTGTTGTTTTCGATATAACATCATTTCCTTATAAAATAGTAGCAAAATATAGGAATAATGAAATTAAGCCAATACTATTTCCAAATATAATTATGGATGTAGCAAAGGCATATAACAAATCATTTGTACTAGCAGAAGTAAATGATATAGGAGAACAAGTTACAAGTATTCTTCATTTTGATTTAGAGTATGATAATATTCTAATGTGTGCAATGAGAGGAAGAGCAGGACAACTTGTTGGGCAAGGGTTTTCTGG